CGCACAAAGATTGCGTATGGTTGCTACAAAAGAAGAAGCTGCTTCGGTAATTCAAGCCCTTGAAGATCAAAAAGCAGATCTAAGTGCTTGGAAACAGATTGGAAGTACATTTAGAAGTTCATTTACTTCAGAACTATCTGACTTCTTTACTAACTGGGACTGGGGAAGTGGCTCTTCAAGCTTTAAAGAAGCTGCTAAAGCATTTGGTCGTGGTATTGCACAGACTGTTCAAAAGAAAGCAAATGACATTCTTGCAGAACAAATTACAGAAATGTTATTTGGTGGAATGTCAGCAGCCTCAAAAATGGCAGGCGCTTTTGAGATTGGAGGAACTTCAGCAGCAGCTAAAATTGCGGGAGCTTTATCAGGTGGAACAGCAGTAAGTGTTGGAGCAGACGGAATTCCTCAGTTTGCACCAGGTCAACAGTATGGTACAGTAGGCGGTGTAGGCGTAGAAAACGCAGCTATGGCTGGTCAACAAGGTGCAGAACAGCAAGGATTCTTTGCTAGATTGTGGGAAGGATTTACTACTTTCTTTACAAATATATTCCAAGCAATCTCAGGATTTATTAGCAGTATCTTTGCACCTTCAGCAGCCGCAGCTACAGCAAATGCAACAGCTACAAACTTAAATACTTCGGCAACTATAACAGAAGCAGCCGCAAAGAAAACTAGTGCAGTAGCAACACAATTAGATAATACAGCTACAACTGCTCACACAGGAGAAGTAATCGCTGATACTATTGCTACTAAAACGTCGGCTGCGACTAAATCTGCTTCGAGTGGTGAAGGATTCTTCTCATTCTTAGGATTTAAAACTGGCGGTATTATGAGTCCTGATGGAACAAAGATCCCTGGATACGCAGCAGGTGGGGTAGCAAGAGGGTCAGCAGCAGGGCACCCTGCAATCTTGCATGGTAATGAAGCTGTAGTACCTCTTCCAAACGGAAGATCAATTCCTGTTGATTTACAACAAGGAAATACAAATAACCAAACAAATAATGTTGCTGTAAATATTGCAATGGATGGAAATGGTTCAAGTCAAGAGCAGAGCAAAGGAACTGGCGAAAAACTTGGTGCAGTAATTTCAGCCGCAGTACAAAGAGAATTAACAAATCAAAAGAGACCTGGTGGCATACTTAGCCCATACGGAGCAGCATAATGGCAGCATTTAGTTTTACAATTCCAGCAGACGCTATTGCTTCAGGTGATCCTGCAAGTGATGTAGTTGTAGCAGTAGATAGAAATCTACAAAGAACAGTTAAGCAAGACGTTTTAGTTGCTAAATTTGGAGATGGATACGAACAGAGAGTTGGCAGAGGAATTAATACTAAAATAGATAATTTTAGTGTAAATATTAATAATAGAAGCGCTGCAACAATTAATGAAATTGCAGCATTCTTTGACGCTACTCCAGGCGAAAACTTTGAATTTACTGCTACAGATCATGATGGTGATACTGTTATTAAAGTAGTTTGTGATGAATATAATATTACTTATGTAAATGATTTATATCATTCTATGTCTTGTAAGTTTAGAAGAGTTTATGAACCATGACAGACCAACTATTAATAGATGTTGAAAAGCAGGAGCTGGGTTCCAATCTTGTAGAAATGTTCGAAATCATGATACGAGATAGTGACGAAGCAAATGATAGAGCATTTTATATTCATAATGGCATAAACTATGCTGATCCAGACTCTAATGGTGCAGGTAAGAATATACACTTTCCTCGTGTAGACCAAACTGCTATGAATACTTATATTGCAATACCTGTAGAAATAGAAGGTATTGCAACCTCTACTGGCGGAGCTTCTAATAGACCTACTTTAAAAATTGCAAATATACCTGTTCTTAGCAGAACTTTAGGTTCTTTAGGAGATGGCAGAGACGATGAACAAACTTTGTTTGATTATTTACAATCAAGAAATGTTTTAAATGCAAAAAGTTTTCTCGGAGCAACTGTCAGATACAGAAGTACTCTTGAAAAATATACATATGATATAGATGATAATATAGAGACTCCTACAGAGTTTCCTATGCATACTTTTATTATAGACCGCATTGGTGGGGAGGATAATTTATTTGTTGAATTTGAATTAGCAAATCCAGCAGAACTAGATAGAGTAGTATTACCCAACAGAAAAATGTCCTCTAAATACTGTATGTGGAAGTACCAAGGAGCGCATGATGGCGAAGGCGGTTGTAACTGGCCAAAAGGAAGCAATGGAATATTTGTTAATCAAAATGATGAAATAATCACAACAAATATTGCCAGTATAGCAACCTGGAATAGTAGTGCTACTTACAGTGTAGGAGATAAAGTAAGATATTCTTTAAATCCTGGATGGTCTATTTATGAAGCTCAAATAGCTGTCCCAGCAAATATAAATCCAACAGCCGGAACTGCTTACTGGAAAAGAATAGATGTTTGTGGAAAAAGATTAAATTCTTGTAAAATAAGATTCCAAGGTAATACTTCTTTAACCAATCCTGTAGACATTGATAATGATTTAGATAATAGTAAATCTCTACCGTTTGGAGGCTATCCAGGAACTCAAAAAGCGAAATGATAGAAGATATTCAAAAACATTTTGAGCAAGAGTATCCAAGAGAAGGTTGTGGAGTTATTGCTTTAGTAAAAGGTAAGAAACAATTTTTTCCTTGTCAAAATGTTGCGCCGGATAATGACGACTTTATAATCTCTTATAAAGACTATTTCAAGATAAAAGAAAAATATGATATTATAGGAATAGTACACAGTCATCCAGATAATACTAACAAAGCTTCTCAAGCAGACATTGACAACTGCAATGTTTTAGGAATTCCATATTATATTTTTAGTTACCCTGCTATGGAACTAAATATACTAGAACCTAAGAAAAATTTTCAACCTTTAATTGGTAGAGAGTATAAATTTGGTACTGCTGATTGTTTTGAAGCTGCTAGAGATTGGTTAGCTGAAGAAGGAATAAATATTCCACCTAGAGATATTTGGGAATATAATTGGTGGGAAAGTACAGACCATAACTATTTTATAGAAGAAAAAATAGAAAGATGGGGCTTTAAAAAAGTAGATAAACCTCAGAAAAATGACGTACTAGTATTTCAAATAAAGTCAAAAGTTCCCAATCACTGCGGTGTATATTTAGGAAATGATATAATGTTTCATCACGCACATGAAAGACTATCTTGTAGAGAATCAATTCTACCTTTATACTTAAAGAATTTAGTAGGAGTTTATAGACATGAAACGTAATGTTTATCTAGAGGGTGAATTAGGAGAAAAATACGGCAAAGTACGAGAGATAGAAGCTAACAATGTAGCAGAAGTTTTTCAATGTTTAGCGGCTAATTTTAAAGATTTCACTCAATATTTAGTAGAATTAGATGAAAAAGGTTTCGATCTTCGTTGCCAAATAAATAATAAAGATATAGAAGATATTAAAGAACTTAACCTACTAAATAATAAAGGCGATGTAACAATTTCAATAATTCCAGCAGGATCAAATAAAGCGGTAAAAGTTATTGCTGGTGTTGCTTTAATTGCAACAGGTTTAGGAGCTTTTGGAACTTTAGGAACTATTTTTGGTGTGAGCTTAAACGCAGTAGCTTTATCTGTTGGCTTCTCTTTATTAGCCTCTGGCGTAGCAGAGTATCTAGCTCCGGATCCTGGATCTACTGACGTTAATGATATTAAAAAAGACGCGGGGTACCTATATAGAGGAACATCACAACAAGTTCTAGAGACAGATCCAGTCCCTGTATTGTATGGAAGAATGAGAATTCCTGGTAGACCGATCAGTTTTGAGGTCAGAAATAAAGAAAATATAATTACCAATTTTTAATCATGGCAAACTTAGAAAGTAAAAAAGCAACTAATACTCCAACTACTGGCGACTCAGCGCAGTATATTTCTATAACTGATATTGTCTGCGAAGGGCCAATCTATGGTTTGGTAGACGGAACTCGTTCTGTATATCTAAATGATATACCTTCGGAAGATGCAAAGTATGCAAGATATACTCCAGATGCAAGATCTACTTTAACTTTTAATGGTACTACTGGTGTAGGAACATTAGATGATTATACTTTTTTAACCCCAGGTACTCTTGACATAAGCACTACAGGAGCAAAAAGTAGAAAACTTTGGTTAATAAGATATAAGTATGCGGTAAATAGAGAAATTACTACTGTAACTCAAAGCGCTGGCAAAGTATCGGTAGAATTAGATGGAGCTGTTTTAGGCAATGGATATTCAACTAATCCAGATACTGTAGTTACTATGGTATGGAACAATCAAGAAGTACCTGGAAGATTTGATGGAAGTACCAATACTTTTGAAGTAAGTAATTCATATGATGTAGTAAATTCAGGTATAGCAGCAGGTCAGTTTGTAGAAATTTATACTTCAGAAGCTTTCGACATATCAGCAGCAGACCTTGGAGGAACTATTACTACTACTTCTGGAAAAATACCAGATTTAGGTACTTATTCATTTTATGTAGGTGCTCAATATCAGTATTCTTCAGAGCAAGGAGATACAAATTCTCCAAGCCCATTAGATGCAGATTACCTTAATGTACCAATACAAAAAGTAGACAATATTTATGTTCAGCAAAGAAAAGGGTACGGAGTTCAACAACCTGTAAAAGATGTTGGAAACGTTGGTGGTTCTCAAACAACTAATGGGTCTGTATCTTTAGTGACTCTAAAACAGTTAAAAATGCTAGACCCTACAGTAGCTAGTGGGTTAGGTATTACTTTATTTGATACTAATGGTATGCCTAATGTTCCATCTCATGATCCTCAGGATGCTTATCCTGGAGACCCTGATTTTAGTGATTGTAATTCTGGACTAACTATTATGGGGTCAGAAGCCTTTGGATTAGACACAGCCTCAAAAATTGCTCAATGTGATAAAGTATCTTTTAGTATTGCATACCCACAACTTACTGGAGTAAATGCTGAAAAAGGTGAAAAAATAGAAGTGTATGCTTTTTATGATGTAAGACTTCGTTTTAAGCATGGCACAGTATGGGATAGTACTACATGGTCTGACTTACAACAAGTATGGGATCCTTATCTTCAGCATAAAGGAAAAAGAGCGGGGCCAACTACTTTTCAACACATAATTGATTTAGATAAGTTTAGACCTTTTGATGATTTCGAAGTACGAATTGCAAGAGTTACTAGACATCTTGGGCTCCCTGTAGGCCCTGAAGGCACTTATATTGATAAGGCTGACAAAACAAAAAGAACTATGAGAACTGAAAGTGAGATAACTCAATTATCATCAACTTCAGAAGACTTATTTTCTTATCCTTTTACAGCATTAGTAAATACCTCTTTCTCTTCAAAGCAATACTCCACAACTCCTCGTAGATCTTATGATTTAAAAGGCAAATTAGTACAAGTACCAACAAGTTATGTGTCTAGAGAATCTTCAACTTCTGGAAAAGCTGAGTATGATGATTTTTGGGGTGGAGATTTTAAAGAATCTTTAGAGTGGTCAGATAATCCTGCATGGATTTTCTACGATATGCTAACTAACAATAGATATGGGGCAGGAAAATATATTCCAGAAACATATATAGATAAATATGCTTTATATAGAATATCTCAATATTGTGATGAGTTAGTAGATACAGGAGAAACTAACAATACTTCTACAGCACAATTAGGAGAATGGTATAAAATTATAGATCTTGGTAATACTAACTGGAATACAGCTTGTAATAGTTCAGGTATTACTTATGCTGTAGGAGATCATATAAGATATCTTAATGCTTATACAGGAATAGAAAACACAACAGGAAAGCTTAGCAGACTAGAGCCAAGATTTAGAATGAATCTATTTCTTACTAAAGATCAACCTGTCTACAAAATCTTAAAAGATATGGCTAGTAGTTTTACTTCTATTCTTTATTGGATGGATGGGAAATTAACTCTTGTACAAGATGCACCTCAAGATGCCGTATATACTTATTCTCAGGGAAATGTTATAGATGGATCATTTACTTATGAAACTACCAGTGCAAAAACAAAAACAAATCAAGTAGTTGTTCAATGGAATAATCCAGATTCTAACTACGCTCCAGATCAAGTAATTGTAGAAGATACAAATTCAATTATCAATACTGATACAATTATTAGTCAAAATGTTGTTGCTTTTGGATGTACATCTGAAAGTCAGGCTATTCGTTATGGTAAATGGAAACTATGGACTTCTCAGAATCAACTAGAAGCAGTAAGTTTTAAAACAGCTTTGCAAGGTCAATATTTAAGACCTGGAGATGTAATTAATGTACAAGACACTGACAGATATGGTATTTCTTTAAGTGGTAGAGTAAATACTGCAGGTACTGCTACTGTAACGTTTGATAGAGAAATAACCTTCGATTCTAATAATAGTTACGAAC